TCTGATATGGCCTTTGAAGGCCTAGAAAGACTACACCTGACCTCGTCATGGATGGGAAATGACTTATATGAGCAAAGGCTGGTAGAAGAATTAGAAATTATTAAAGATAAAAATTTTGCCTCTTATTTCCTAGTTGTTGCAGATATGATTAATTGGGCTAAAGAAAATGAAATAATGGTTGGACCAGGACGCGGTTCAGCAGCAGGATCATTAGTTTGCTATGCCTTGGGAATTACAGATGTAGACCCAATTGAATACGACCTTTTGTTCTTTAGATTTATTAACCCAGACCGTAACGATTTTCCAGATATTGATACTGATTTTGAAGATCGTCGACGCAAAGAAGTAAAAGATTATCTTAAAAAGAAATTTAAACACGTTGCGTCAATATCAACTTTTACTTATTTTAAAGACAAGGGAGTTGTAAGGGATGCTGCTCGTGTATTTATGGTTCCTCTGTCTGATGTAAACAGGGCAATGAAACAAGTTGATACATTTGAAGAGTTTATAGATTCACCTAACACAAAAGAATTTAGAATGAAGTACCCAGAAGTTTTATGGCTTGCAGAAAAGTTACGTGGAAAAATTAGAAGTGTTGGTGTTCACGCTGCTGGAGTAGTCGTGGCAAAAGAAGATTTAAGAAACTTTGCACCCATAGAATCTAGAGAAGATCCTCAAGATAAAGTTTCAGGAAGAATTCCAGTCGTTGCATACGACATGGATACGGTTGCTGATATTGGATTAATTAAAGTAGATGCTCTTGGTTTAAAAACTCTTTCTGTTATTTCTGATACTATCAAAGCAATTAAAGAAAGATCTGGCAAGGAAATCAATTTGTCTCAATTAGATTTTAAAGACCCAAAGGTTTATAAAAATTTAAGCGAAGGTTATACTAAGGGAGTGTTTCAAGCAGAAGCAGTACCTTACACAAACTTGTTAATAAAAATGGGAGTAGATAAATTTGAAGACTTGGCTGCCTCTAACGCTTTAGTAAGACCAGGAGCCATGAATACCGTAGGAGTTTCTTACGTAGCAAGAAAACGTGGGCAAGAGCCTACGCAATATGTTCATGAGATAATGCGTCCTTTTACAGAAAACACATACGGAGTTATTATATATCAAGAACAGGTTATGCAAGCATGCGTCTATCTAGGCGGAATGTCTTGGTCAGAAGCTGACAAAATTAGAAAGGTTATTGGTAAAAAAAGAGATGCAACAGAACTTGACGAATTCAAAGATAAATTTATTAATGGGGCTTCAAAACACATTTCTCAGAAAAAGGCCCAGTCCCTTTGGAGTGATTTCGAGGCTCATGCTGGCTACTCTTTTAATCGTTCTCATGCTGTCTCTTATTCCATGCTTACTTATTATACGGCTTGGCTTAAAACTTATTACCCTCTTGAGTTTATGTTTTCGGTTCTTAAAAACGAAAATGATAAAGATGCTAAAACTGGCTATCTTATTGAAGCGAAAAGATTAAACCTTAAGATACTTCTTCCAGACATAAACAATTCAAATGTTTATTTTTCATTAAAAGAAGATGCAATGCAATTTGGATTAGCAGATATAAAGTTTATATCTGACAGTATTGCTAACAAAATTATAGAAAGAAGGCCTTATGCCAATTATTCCGATTTCATTCAAAAAGCCTCTGCGAAAGGTAGCGGGATTAATAGTAGGGCTGTATCTGCTCTTAATGCTATTGGTGGTGCTTCTTTTGAGGACAATCCCAGAACTGGTAAGGAAAAAGAAAACTACTACGAATACCTAAGCATTCCTACCTTTACAGTAGACTTGCCACCAAGAATTAAATCACAGGCAAGACCAATTTCAGAATTTGAAGACCTAGGATCTTTCCCTTTGTTTGGAATGGTTAAAAGTATCAAGAGGGGAACAGGTTGGTCACGAATTGAAATTGTAGACGAGACTGGTACCGTAGGTTTATTCCATACAGAGCAAACTCAAATTGAAACTGGACAGATGTATTTTATATTAGTTGGAGATAATAGAATTGCAAGGTATATTAAAGTTTCTGAAATAGACCCTAATGGAACAGATCTGTTTGTCGATTATTTATATAGAAAAGAATATGACATGCAAGAAGATGAGCAGATGGTAGTTAATTTTAGTCCATACAAAACTAAAGCTGGAAAAACTATGGCGCATATTGTCATGACAGACAAGAATAAGAATTTAACTAGAGCAATTGCATTTCCAACAATGTATTCAAAAGTTTTAGGTAAAATGCGTGAAGGAATGAAAAGTAAGCCAGTTCTATCAAAACTAGATGATGGAACTTTAATGATAAAGGAGATAAGATGACAGACAGCGCCTCAGAGATATTTAAAGCAATGAGTTCTTCAAAGATACTTGTAGCAATATTAAAAACTCAAAAAGAGGTTTTAGTCCCTATTGATATATTTTTTGGATTAGGGGATGAAGAGAATTTAAAGGTAGAGTTCGATGATGTTTCAAGAAATTTTGTATTTAAGTTGTCGGAAAATTCTGGCGAAAAAAATGCTATAATGGACGAAACAGAGAAAGAATAAAAATGACAATTTTAATGGAAGAGATTTTAGCAAAGCTGGATTCAAAAACAAGAGATAGAGTTCAGTCTGCAGTAGATGTTAAAATCATAAAACAAAAAACTCCAAGTATTGGTTTAAATTTAGCACTTAACGGTGGACTTGGACATGGAAGACAGGCCTTGGTATGGGGAAATAAGTCTTCTGGTAAATCTTCCTTTTGTTTGCAAATGATTGCTCTTGCTCAAAAAGAAGGAAAAACTTGCGCCTGGATTGACGCAGAGCATTCCTATTCTCCAGAGTGGGCAGAAAAATTAGGAGTTGACTCATCAAAACTAATATACTCACCAGCTAAAACTATTAATGACATGGTGGACGTTGCAACAAAACTTATGTCTGCAGATATAGATATTATTGTAGTTGATTCAATATCAGCTTTGTTGCCTGCAATATATTTTGAAAAAGATGGCGACGAGTTAAAAGATTTACAAGATACAAAACAGATAGGCGCAGAAGCAAAGGATATGACCCACGCAGTCAAAATGTTAAACTATGCAAACAAAAACACATTATTGGTTCTCATTTCACAGCAAAGAAACCAGTTTGGATCTATGCACGCCTCCCATATTCCAACAGGGGGAATGGCGGTCAAGTTCTTTTCTTCTACGGTCATTAAGCTTTGGTCCTCAGAAGCTGAGGCTAATGCTATCAAGGCAGGTGTTAAAGTTGGCGATAAAATTATTGAACAGAGAGTTGGAAGGCCAGTCAATTGGATTGTCGATTACAACAAACTCGGCCCCCCTAATTTATCAGGACAGTACGACTTCTATTACCAAGGAGATCATTTAGGAGTTGACGATATTGGAGAAACTTTAGACGTAGCAGAAATGTGCGGATTAGTTGAAAAAGGTGGCGCTTGGTACACAGTTAACTCAGAAAGATTGCAGGGTAGATCTAAAGCCGTACAGTATCTAAAGGATAATCCAAAGGTTGTTGAAAAACTTAAGAAAGATATAGATGCTAAGATTTAATGACATTGAAAATGTAAAGGCATATAAGTTAATGGATGGAGCAATCCTGTACCAAAATGTTTTAAAAGATACTGAAGAGATATTGTCATTTTTTAAAGAAGCGGAGATGTATCAAGAAGATAAATATTTAATGAAAAAATTTGAGACTTGGGGTTATCATGGAATCATGACTGAAATTGACTCTACTAGTTCACATGGTTTTTCCCAAGGGTACTTTGACCCAGACGATAAAGAGCAAGTAAAGCAAAAATCAGTTTTTGAAAAGCTTGAAGATGCGTATAGATTTGTTAAAAAAGATTTTATGATTAAGTATGGTAACAAAGATATTTGGCCAAGTCATTATAAAAAAGTTGACCTATTTAATGAATGTGAAAATACAAGAATTGCGTTTTTAAAATATGATGTAAGCCTAGCCACAAAAGCCGAATCACAAAAATTTAATTTCTCTGCTTTCCATAGCGATTTTTTTGATCAGGATATGGACACTCCTGGGTATAAATTAATTTTTACCGTTATGATATATTTAAATGATGAATACGATGGTGGAGAAATTTGTTTTTGGGATGGTGAAAAAATATTAGGATATAAGCCAATCCCTGGAGACATTCTTGTTTTTCCTTCTTGTGAGCCATTTTATCACGGAGTTTTAAATATTAACAACAGCGATAGGTATGCAATTAGAATGAACTATGTTGCAGTAACAGAGGGGTCAGAAGAATTTAAGAATGGAAACTTTGCTCCATCCCTAAATTATACTAATTATAAAGTAGGATACAAATGGACTAAAGATGGAAAAGAAACAACTACAAGCCCAGACCTAGATATCAATACTCTTGTCGATCCACCATTAATTTTAAATTTAGATCAAATGGAAAGGGTGTTAATTGATGCCAAGCATTAATGAATTTTTTGATAAAAAAGAAATAGTACAGCAATCTGCTTTAGAAGAAATTATTGGCACAAAGCCTTGCCATAAATGCGAAAAGAATGCAGAAAAAGCTTTTTGGGATCCATCAACCTTTACTCTTTCCTGGACATGCCCAGACGGGCACAGTTCTCAGCACTTGGTGAACAGATGATGTCAGAAAGATCAGAAGCAAAAAGAGATGGTGCAAAGCAGCAAAAAAATAGTGGACGTGGGGATTACCAAAAAGGGGATGCTCAATGGGGCAATTTTGTGGTAGATTATAAAGAATATGAAAAAACAATTTCTGTTTCCAAAGATATGTGGGCTAAGATATGCACAGATACATTTAAGGTAAATAGAGACAAGCACCCAGTACTTAAACTTGTTCTGGGATCTTCTGGCAATAAAGTAAGGCTTGCAGTAATTGAATGGTCATTGTTAGAACAACTAATAGAATCTGGAGAAGCTCATGGGATCAAATAACAAAATTCCTTTTAATCCTACTGTTATTAAAAACGGTAGAATTATTAGAATTAGAAAAGACGGAACAATAAAGGCCGATCTTGGGCCTGTCAAGTCAAATAAGAAAAAGGTTAAGAATGTCTGAGGATAAAAATACTCTTGAGTTAATTAGTTCAATTACAGAATTTAATGATCTTCATGAATACATGAGCGATGAACAGCTAGACAAGGCTTTATCAATTGTGGTAAAATTATTAATGAATCCAGATGTGCCTTCTGCTAAAGCTCCATATTTAATTATAGAGCTGCAAGCAATGTCAACTAAGTTTTCAATGATGGCTTCTGTTTATTCTACTATTGCAAAAGATAAAGCAGGATCAGTTAATAATAATAAAAAGAACATTTATTATTCCGCAAAAGAATCTATAGATAAACTAGTAGATGCACTTAAGTATGTTGTTAGGTATAACTCATAATGGTTATCCTAAGTAAAATTTATACTAAGACAGGTGACGATGGTCAAACCTCTAACGCTAATAACGAAAGGGTGTCTAAGACTAGCCCTATAATGGAAGCGATAGGTGCTGTAGATGAGGCCAACTCTGCTATTGGAATGGCAACCGATGAGTATAATGATGTTATTGAAAGAGTTCAGAGCGACTTATTTGATCTTGGTGCAGAGCTTGCAGGTGCTTCAACAATAACAATATCTGAAAACAGAGTAACATATTTAGAAAATGTAATTGATGACTATAATGAATATCTAGAACCTTTAAGATCTTTTGTTTTACCAACAGGACCACTGCACAATGCAAGGACTGTTGTAAGAAGGGCAGAGCGTGAAGTTTGGAAGATAGAAAACGTAAATCCAAATATTGCTAAGTATTTAAATCGTCTATCAGACTTATTGTTTGTTATGGCTAGATATCACAATAAAGGAAAAGAAAAAATGTGGGTGCCAAACAATGGGTAGAGACATAATAATTATATTTTTTTGGGGAGACATTAAGTGAAAAAAGTGTGGGTTTTGATTACTATATCAGCAACAGCAATCCTTTCAGGTTTAGCGTTATCTAAATTTTTAAAGTGGGTTGGGCAAGAAGAAGTTTTTGATTTTGACCTAAGTGATGATGTGGTAGAATAATATATGAAAACATTTTTGGCACAAGAGAAGTATCCAAAATATAAAAATATGATTAACAGCCAGACACATGTACCAGGACAAGATTTTTACCCAGTTTTAATTAAAAATCTTTTAACTGCCGATGAGTTAAAGGACCTTCAAGACATTTATGATAATTTTCCAGAAGATAGAATTAAAGTTCAGGCCTACTCTGCTCACGCTAGTATTTATCCTACCCTTAAAAATAAAGAAGATATTATAAAAAGAGTTGAAAAATTAGCAAGCGAGGCTGTTGGAGAAGAACTGGTGGTGCTAGATATTGAGGGGGCAAGGTATAGCAGAGAGTTTGGTTGGGAAGCAAAATTAGGTCCGCACTATGATGCAAGGCCAGTAGAAATGTATGTTTTAGATTTTCATGTTAAATCTAATGAAGATTGGAAATTAATTTTTGAATGTGATGAGTTTACCTTTGGAGACAATGAAGGATTACTGTTTAGCGGAACTGGAACAGTTCACTGGAGAGACCCCATACGAATTAGAGATGATTCAAGAATCGATTTGCTATTTTTTTGGTTGCAACACAAAAATCCTAAACCAATTTCTGATCAACATTCAAAAAATATGAAAGAAAGAGAAAAATTCTTTTTGTCAAACATTAATCCAGTCAGACCATTATCAAAAGATCAGTGGTGGAAACCAATTAAGATATCAGAAGCTGCTGAAAAACATCCACATTATCAAAAAATAAGCGCAGAAATTTTGAATCCAGTTATTCAAAATGAAATTTATACGCACCCTATTCTTAATCAAGAAAAAGAAATGATTTATTTATCTTGTAAAATAAAAAATAATGAAATTGTCTCTGTTAATTTAGACGAAAATATGACAAAAAAGATTTCAGAAAAGATGTTGCACATATATACGGAATCTTCTATTAAATTTTTTGATAGTTGTGTAATTAGATTGTCTAATATAGATGATAGTTTAAGCAAAATATTTCATAAAGAAAAAGAAGACGGTCAAGATTTTGTATCTATAATGTTTCCCATGTCAGAAGATGGTGAAATAAAGCTTGATATTGATGGCAAGGAATTTGTAATTAAACATGACTATTGTGTTACATTTTCTGAAAATAACCAAAACGTAATTGTAAAAAGCATAAATGCTCCAATAGATTTACTTGTTTGCAGTTTTAAAATAAACAAAAAGGATAATCAGTAATTATGGGTAGAGATATTGTAAAGAACCTTAAATTCAAAAAACATACTGGTAAGCACTTCGATCCAGAAAAATTTGCTCAATTACTTGATGAGGCGTATCGTAATACAAAAAGAGCAGATGGAGAAATGACAAAAAAATCATTTAGCCCAAGCTCTTTAGGTTACGGCCATGGAACCTGTCCAAGATATTGGTATATGGCTTTTTCTGGTGCTATGTTTATTGACGATAATGACGCAGTTGCCGTTGCCAATATGTCACAAGGAACACAGGCACACGAAAGACTTCAAAAGTTAATATCCACAATGCCTGAGTGGAAAGCGGAAGAAGAAGAGATTGTAAATGAGTATCCTCCAATTAGAGGATTTATAGATTTAATAATGGAATATGATGGCGAGACAGTCATTGGTGAAATTAAAACAGCAAAGCAAGAAGTTTGGGATGGAAGGCAATCAGAGATGAAGCCAACACCCAACCACCTTCTACAGCTATTGACTTATATGAAACTTAAAAAAGCTAAAGAAGGATTTTTTCTATATGAGAATAAAAACACTCAGGAACTTATAGTAATTCCAATTTCCATGAATGAAAAAAATACTGAAATCATTGAGGAAGCATTTTTGTGGATGTGTGAAGTTTGGGATAATTTTAAAGACGGAGATCTTCCAATGAAGCCAGCAGGAGCAACAAAATCCAAAATGCCTTGCACTTATTGCCCTGTAAAAAAAGAATGTTACTCAGGACTAATTGGCACAGTTCAGATAGAGTCCTACAAGGTTCCTAAATTATGATATGCCAAAACAAAGAATGCTCACAAGAATTTGAGCCAAAAACTCACAATCAAAAATATCATAGCGATGAATGCTGCAGGATGGCTACAAATAAAAGGATTATGGAAAAGTATTACGAAAAAAAATCTATAAAAAATGGTCTTGTTCGAAATTGCAAAAAATGCAAAACTAAGTTAAGTAGATACAACAACTCAGATATTTGCTCTGTTTGTGAAAAAAATATTATAGAGCATAGTAAAAAAATAATATGGAACTTGCTAAATGAACTTAGCTAGTTTAGTAAAATCAAAAGCAAATAGAGTACTTGGCATCGATGCCTCAACTACATCTATAGCCTTTTGTTTAATGGAAAACTCAGTTCCAATTAAATGGGGGAAAATAAATTTAGCAGGACAAGATATTTATGAAAAAATATACAATGCTAAAGTTAGAATGAATTTAATGTTAAAAGAATTAAAGAGTGATTATATTGCCGTTGAGGGTGCGATACTTGTCAGATCACCAGATGCTGTGATAAAATTATCTTATGTCTATGGGGTTGTTATTGCTGAGCTTATGTCTACTGGCGCTAAGGTTATTACCATTAGCCCATCCTCGTGGCAGGCATTCATTGGAAACAAGAATCCAACAAAAGATGAAAAATCTATTATAAGATTAGAAAATCCTGGGTACGCAGAGTCTTGGTATAAAAATCAATTAAGAAATATGCGTAAGCAAAGAACTGTAGATTATTTTAATAATAAGTATAAACTAGAAATTAATGATTTTGATGTAGCTGATTCTTTTGGCATTGCGTACTACGCCAATAATGTATTGACAAAAAGATAGGTTTTATCTATAATGAAACTATACCAAAGCAAAGAATGGCTATATCGAAGATACGTAGTTCAAAAAAAAAGTGTTACACAGATTGCTATTGAATGTAAAACCTCTGCTATGACCATACAGAGATATTTAACTAAGTTCGAGTTGATTAAGAGGAGATAATGCTTAAGCCAGTATATGAAGATGTAAAAAGCTTTAGCTGTCAGGATTTATATTTACGTTCAGTCGGAGCACCAGCTGGAATGAAAATATGGGATGCCTGTCATGAAATTGCACACATGCTAATTGAAAAAAATATTTCATACGGTAATTCAGCCCTTGAGCCTGCAAGAATATTTTCAACGGCGGATTCTAAAGAGCAATTAAAGGTCAGAATTGATGATAAATTGAATAGAGTAAGAAACAATAAAGGTTTTGCTGGGGATAATGACATAGATGATTTAATTGGATACTTGATATTATATAAAATAGCTAATTCTAATTGACATTTCAGTCAACTAAAAGTATACTTATGACATATGGAAATTGAATTATCTGATCATTTTGATCGAATGAATAAAGTAGTTGAAGAACTTTTAAAAGGAAGTAATCCTACTCAAATATCTTCATTGACTGGCTTTAAAAGAGCTGAGGTCGTTGAGTATATAGACGAGTGGAAAGCTGTTGTTAGGAATGATTCTACTTCTAGAGAAAGAGCCAAAGAAGCTGTGTCTGGCGCAGACCAACACTATGCAATGCTTATTAAAGAAGCTTGGAAAACTGTAGACGATGCAGATCAGCAAGGTCAATTAAACGTAAAGGCTACTGCTCTAAAGTTAATTGCCGACATAGAGACAAAAAGAATTGCAATGTTGCAGCAAATTGGATTGCTAGATAATCAAGAAATTGCAGATCAAATTGCAGAAACCGAAAGAAAACAAGATGTTTTAGTTTCAATATTAAGGGATGTTGCGAAGGACTACCCAGATATAAGAAGAGAAATTATGAAAAGACTTTCGCAAATAACTGGAGTGGTTGAACCTATAGAGATAATAGAGTCCAAGAATGTCATTTGATTTTTCTGATATCATCGACATGCTTGATGGCGAAGAGTTTGATGAAAAGCCAGTATCGCTAAGAGATTTTGTAACTAATGAAAAATATCTAGGTCTACCAGAACTTTCAGAATATCAATACACATTAATTGAAAAAAGCTCACAGGTGTATAAAGAGTCTACTTTAATAAAACTTTTTGGAGAAGAAGAAGGACATAGAATGTTTAAGCAAACTGCCAACGAGGTAGTTGCTCAGCTAGGAAAAGGATCTGGAAAAGACTACTGCTCAACAATTGCAGTTTCGTATATTGTATATCTATTGCTTTGCTTAAAAGACCCCGCGTCTTATTACGGAAAACCTCCTGGCGATTCGATAGACATTATTAATATTGCCATTAACGCCCAGCAAGCAAGCAACGTATTCTTTAAAGGGTTTAGAACTAGAATTGACAAATCCCCATGGTTTGTTGGAAAATACTCTGAAAAAGCTTCTGAAATAAAATTTAATAAAAATATAACCGTACACTCTGGACACTCTGAGCGTGAGGCTTGGGAAGGCTATAACGTAATAGTAGTTATCCTAGATGAGATATCTGGATTTAGTGTTGAAAATACTACTGGGCATGAGCAGGCAAAAACAGGAAGCCTTATTTATGAAATGTATCGTGCTTCCGTAGACTCTAGATTTCCAGACTATGGCAAGGTAATTTTGCTATCTTTTCCAAGATATAAAAATGACTACATCCAGCAAAGATATGATGATGTTGTGGCAGACAAAGAAGTTGTAGTTAGATCTCATAGATTTAAATTAGAAAAAGATCTACCAGATGGAACTGCGGGTAATGAATTTGATATAGAGTGGGAAGAAGATAATATTATTTCTTATAAGTACCCAGGAATGTACGCACTTCGAAGGCCAACATGGGAAGTTAATCCTACAAGAAGTATAGAGGATTTCAAAATAGCTTTTTACAAGAATGCACCAGATGCTCTTGGAAGATTTGCATGTATGCCTTCAGAAGCAATAGATGCATTTTTTAAATCAAGAGAAAAAATTGAAAAATCATTTAGTAATTTAGGAGTAGCTGTAGATCAATTTGGAAGATTTGAAGATTGGTTTGCACCAGATCCAGATAAAGAATATTTTATTCATGTTGACCTTGCTCAAAAGCACGATCATTGTGCTGTTGCAATGTCTCACGTTCAAAAATGGGTTAATATAAAAGTAACAGATACATATTCTCAGCCTGCACCAATAGTTGAAGTAGATGCCGTAAGATTTTGGACGCCAACTCCAGATAAATCAGTAGACTTTACTGAAGTTAAAGATTATATATTGTCTTTAAAAACTAAAGGATTTAAAATAAGGCTATGCACTTTTGATAGATGGAATTCACATGACATGATGCAGCAATTAAAGCAGTATGGAATAAACACAGAGTTGTTATCTGTTGCTAAAAAACATTACGATGATATGGCAATGGTGGTTCTAGAAGAAAGATTAAAAGGACCACACATTCCTTTGCTTATAGATGAATTGCTACAGCTAAGAATTATGAGGGATAAGGTAGACCATCCAAGAAAAGGATCAAAAGATTTAGCAGATGCTGTTTGTGGTTCAATATTTAATGCTATATCTCATACAAGGTTTGATACAAATCAAGAAATAAAAA